GAATATTTTTCCCTTGCCCAACGTAATATCTTGCTAATGAATAAATCATCAGAGATTTTCCTGACGCAGTGGGAGATATCAGCAGTCTTCGGTTGTGTTTTAGAGCATCGTATACTCCCTCGACTTGGTATTGTCGTGGCGCGTAAGCCGAGATCGATTTGATATAATCTTTTACACCTGATAAAGAAATATATTCGTTCTCCTCATAAGGAGTGCCGTAGAATTTATTATCTTCAAACTTATAACTATATCCGTAGTTCTTACAGAACTGAACAATCTTATCTAACAGTCCGACGTAGATTTGTTTGGAACGCATATCAAAGAGATGAATCTCTCCGTTCCAGTTTCTACCACGATACTGTGGCATAAATTTTGCATTAGGAACCTCGAACTTAAAGTGATCTCTAAGTTCATATTCTATGTGAGGTTCAGTATCTATTTTTAGAAATACTTCGTTGGATTTGGAAATAACAAGATTCGCTGTCGTGTCAATCACAAATGTCCATACATCTGTGAATATTTATCACTCCATCTTAAACTTATATTCTAATATAATTCTATACACAAAGTCTTTCAAATAGAACAATCTTTCTTGTTCTTGTGGGTGACCACCAGGCCAAGTTTCCAACATTTTATCCATCGAACGATATATCAAATGAACATCGTTGATGTCAAGTTGCAACTCTACATACGGTAGGTTTTCATCAAAGTCTTCTGACTCTAGTGTAAAGTCATCCATCATCCCAATCCAGAATTGAATCTCATGAACTCTATTGCGTTTTTGATTTGATAAGTTCTATTAGTTATCTGTTTAAGTATACTCTCAATGTAAACTAACATTGTATCGTAGTAATCAATTTTCAAACACACTGTAGACAATTTTTCGTCAGCGTCAAGATACTTTGTCATTGTATCTTTATCTCTAACTTTTTTAGGAAAGGGATTTTGAATATACACATCAGGATCTGCTTTACCTGAATAGTATTCGTACCTTTCGTGTCTAATATTTTTTCTCTGTTGTTCTGCTTTCTTTCTTAGTAGAAATATGGTATTATATAATTCAAAGTATTTTGCGTGAAGAGATGGAATATTCAAAGACTCTTCGTGTAAATTGTCTCTGTCGATTTTTGAATCCTTTTCCCACATACCTTGAATTGCTTCAAGATCAAGGCTCATAGTTTTTTGCCAGACAAATCAGTGATATTGTAGATAGTATACTTGAAAGACACCTCTGCTGTAAAGTACTGTATATCAGCATTGGTAGCATCGAAATTTAGAGTTGTCAAGTTGTATGGCCAAAGATCGCTAAACTTGACTAGAAAATTTGGATTTTGTGAACTCGTTAATACAGTCAGTGTTCCATCTGAAAAGATGTTTCTAAACGTTCCTGGATCTGCATCGACAAATTCTTTTTTCTTTTGTAGATCTTGTATTTCTTTCAGACTCTCTGGAAATCCAATACCTCTCAACCAGTTTTGAATCTCCAAATAATTTTTTAGATCTTCGTCTACGATAAATCGTAAAGTAAAATCATCAAATAAAATTTTATCTCCAGGTAAATCAATATCCTTGAGATAAGTTGGTTGTATAGCAGTGCCAAGCGTCATCCCAGGGATCATCGCAAAGTTGCTGAAAAATGCAACCTTGGGCGCTTTATTCAATACAAACTTAAATCCAGTTGGAGATAAAAAATTTCTATTCTCTATCTGCCTTTGAAATATATTTGAAGTTGACATTATTCAGATACTACGCTTGCTCCTGACCATCCGCCATTCTTTCCATCAGGATTGACCATCAGACCAGTTGCATCTGACTCTTTAGCAAATTGCTGTCTCTCAGAAAAATCATCACACCAACGTCTGTTTCCAGCATAGTATAATGTAACTGAAGAGTCTAAAATGCTTTGTTTCTTAATATGATAAGGCATTTTTTTATTAGAACTTTTTACTATTTATTGGCATAAAAAAAGGAGACCCGAAGGTCTCCCAGAAGTTTGTGAATATGAATCACATGAGGTTCTTGACTTGAACTCTTCTGTAGTAGCGGTTCTCGTTGACCTTGAGACGACCCAGACCTTGGGTGGTTCCTTCTGCGAATGGGTTGGCAACCAGACCATAGCGGGTCTTGAAGCCAATCTTGGGCTGGAAGGAGTTCTCTCCAACGGCACGAACCATCTGGAGGGGAACATAAGGGCAATAGAACAGACCAGCGTCATAAGGATTGGTTCCCTTATAACCAACAACGTAGTATTGTTGTGCTGCCTGGTTTGCAGAATAAGGATCGATGTATACACGATACTTACCTTGCAGAACACCAGCGAAGGTGTTACCGGTGTCATCAACG